GTCCAAGCTATCGGAGGCGGCCTAACATCTCGGATAATGTTTGTCTGGGCTAGTGGGAGGCAGAAGAAAGTAACAGCTCCGAAGAAGCCACCTAAGGAATTAGAGCAAGCTGTATTGCAGGATTTGATTGCTATATCTAGGATTACTGGGCCGTATACTTTAAGTGCTGAGTGTTATACAGCCTGGGATAATTGGTACCAGGGGTACGATGAAGAGAACGCAGGTAGGCTGGCACAGGATAAAGCGTTTAGGGGGTGGTACTCCAGAAAGCCCTTGTACATTCAGAAACTGGCTGTGATAAATGCAGCTATGCGGGGTGATTGTAGAGTTATTGAATGGGCTTCATTTGCTCAAGCGATTGAAGATGTAGAGGAAGTGGAGCGGAATATGGGGAATACCTTTAATGCCGTCGGGCGGAGTGAGTTATCCCCAGATGTTAACACAGTGTTAGTGGAGATTAAAACCAGGAAGATGATTAGCGAAGCGGCACTACTGCAGATAATGTGGAGGGATGTTGATGCTAAGAAGTTTGACAACGTCATAGAGACAGCGATTAGGACAGGTAAAGTGAAGAGGGAGTTCCAAGGTCCGGATGGTCAGCGGGGAGTGTGGTATTACTGGATAGATGGAGCAGAAATATGAGGTGAATTGCTACAGTGCAGTTACGTAGGGAGATAGCTTATGGAATTTACAGCGTGTAAATATTTAGATTTTGACGATAAATACCCAGCAGCAAAGAAGCAAGTACTGGGTAGCGGTAAAGTATTTTGGTTAAGAGATGTTTCCTTTAATGAACCTGCAATGGTTCAATTCTGCAAGTTAAGAGGTAGGAGGAATAGCCCCGAAGCCTGTACCAAAGAGAAGTTTGCGGGGTGCTCTAGCTACGAAGAGTTTACCCATAATGTCCCAAATGCCAGTATTGCACCATAGCGCCAACGGTGAGCCACGCGACCGCAGGGCTCAAATTAAACCGGTAGTTTCGCGTCGGCTCTACCTGATTGTTATGGTGCATTGCACCGAAGGAGAAAGATTATGGAACATATGCAGTTACCACAGTACCAATGTCACAAAAAAGTAAGGGCCGCTAAAATTACTGAAATCAAGAGCCACGAAAGTGACGGGACTGGTTCCCACACGATGGTTTTTGGAGAAATTGGAGGTAGCCAATTTCTAACCGACGAATGGAAAGATCGTTTTGCGCCGGAAGTAGGGGGTTATTACGTTGTGTATGAAGATGGGTACACCTCGTATTCACCAGCACCAGCTTTTGAGTCAGGCTATACTGCAATTTAATTACTTTGGTGTCAGGACTCGCCACGTTCTGACACCATAACGCCTTGATAACTGGCACCCAACTTAAAGAGGAAATATAAATGAAAGCAAATGAAGAAGTTGAAACTAAAGAAGCTGGCGGCGGTAAAGTGTCCAAGTGTCCAGTTTATTTGATTGTTATGTGCTATCAAGGAGAATATTATGGGACATCAAGTATTAGAGTGTTTTTTTTGTGGAAGTTATGTAATGGAAGGGCATAGCGACTGGGAGTGTAAATGTGGAGCTATCTGCAACGCACAGACTAGGTATATCTGGGAAAAGGAGAAAACATTAAGAACAACTAGATGTTCTTGTTCTGACCCTCCTTATAAACCAGATATTTTTGAAAAACGTTCTGACCCTCCTTATAAACCAGATATTTTTGAAAAACTTACGAGTTAGTAGAGGCATAACGCCTATCATCAGCCGCCAGCGTCGAAGTTCACTGTGATTTTTGCCGCTTATTCTGGTCGGGCTGTATGAGATTATTATTTTACGGAGGTTGTTTTGGATAATTTAAGCCTATATTTTTCAGCATTTCACGATATAAACGATATAGTGCGAGCAAGGGGCAAAGAAACTTTTAACTACTGTTTCAAGAAAGCCGATTGTAGAAAAAAGAGATTACGAAAGTTAGTGCAAAAGTCTCGTAGGAGAAATAGAAAATAACGACAAAGCTAACTTGCGGCTTATGCCGCAGAAAGGAGTTACAATGTGGCAAAAGCCAGGCGGCATAAGCCGTCCAGTTGAGCGATTTGTTATGCCGTATTTCAGGGTATGGCTATTGAAAAATAGTGATGCTAATCGCTGGGTTGTTCATAGCAACCCATCTTGGGATTATACTACCAAAGCATTTAGTGACGTTCTTTTGAATTCTGCGAATAAATACGTTGAGTACAAGAACTGTGATGTATTGCATAGGATGATTCGTTTTGAGAGTATTAATGACTACCTCGAAGATGTGAGCGACTTTAACTATAATTGGGCACTGAACCCAGAAGAGGCATAACGCCTACAATAACTGGCACCCAACTTAAGGAGAAGAATGAAATGCAGCAAATAAAATTAAATCCAATTAAAGATGCTCCACTTGACAATTCTATAATCTTGCTCTTCCTAGAAGACGGGTCAGTGTGTGATGGGTGGTTTTGTTATGGCCCTATAGGGAATAATGTATGGGTTTGTTGTGATGATAGGTTTGAAGTCTCAACAAGTGAAATTAAAGGTTGGCTTCCATTGAATTACTTTGAAGGATACGATGATATGAATTGCTAACTATTTAATGATTTGTTAAAGTAAATAGGGGCCCATAATCTGGGCCCCTTTTCTTTGGAGTGCTCGTACAATAATTGAACGGGGACTCTTTATTTTCCGTGGTAAGTATCGTATGCCGGAACACTGAGGAAGTAGCGCAGCAATCTTAATTCATCATCGCCATAGATGTCTGGGCTATGCCCTTCCATTATGTTCATACCTCTCACTACTGACATAGGAATAAGTGCTCCACCTGTCCCTAACCAATTCTGGTACATATCTGTTATTAAGAAGCTATCATCATTATCCCTTCTGTAGTGCCACGTTGTCATAGCTGCTTGAACTATAGGGTTAATTCCAAGGGTTAATCTGTAATCCCGTTGGTCAAGGAATGGCAGGTGAAAGAAGTGGTGTTCAAGGGCACTGTTTACTCCTACCGCAGCTCCGTAAGTTGCCGCAGCAGCTACAGTCATTTCTTTCATACTGTTGTATAGCACTGGTGTTCCAAAGAAATCAGTTTCATTACTAAGTGCATCAACAAACATATTAGCTTGGTACTGCTTTTCAGCTGTCTTAATATATTTTCCGACTGCTCTTAAGTCTTTCAGTAATTGCTTTCCACCATCTTCTTTAATACTTATCTTAACTCCTTTGGCTATCTCTACTATTGTACGCTTAGACCTAACAGCTGCTACTGCTCTCCTTTCAGCTATCTTGTAAGGGGTAGCTTGGAACATCGCCAGTGCTCTAGCCATTGGGTGCTTAAGGAATGGCACATTAAACTCCCTTGATATAAAATTGTTGGTAAGAATCTGGTGGTGAATACCGTAGAGTGCTTGAGCAGCAGTCATTCCTCTTTTAGCTCGCATCCTTGAAGCTGCTTCAATAGACATTGCTCTGTCAAATATCTCTGCTGTGTTTAAGAAGAATGACCCAACATCTTGCACTTTGTTAGCTACTTTTTGAAACTTCTGGAAAGTCGCGTGAGGTATTTCCATAGTGGAGTCAACTACCATTTGCCTACTGACATTTGTCCCCATTAAGGCTTTAGACATTTTAGTGATAGTCTCGTGAGCTTCTTTTTTCATAAAGCCCATCTTAATTAACTTGTCTGTCAAGTGAACTTGGTCAGCTACATTATGATAAGTTATCCTACCAGCTCCAACTACTGTTGGAATTATATGCTCATAAGGCATCTGAGCTATAGTACCTACGGCTTTTGTTAAGTGCTTAAGCCCTGCACCAGTACTAAGGAAGAGCCGCTTGTACACTTCACAGTTAGAGTAAATTGCCGCAGTCTTATTAAGTGCAGTCCATTCAATCGGGTTACTCCCCATATACAAGTCATCGAAAGCATCAGCAACACCTGGGTGAGCTTGCACCATTTTACTGTGCATAACATCTTTCCACCCTTCAACATTCCAAAACTGGTGATTTGCCAGACGCTTTTCGGTATCTGCTATGTACCAGTTCATTGTGTCAACAAGGTCTGGGACAGCTGGCCTACTGTTTGGCGATGTTCTACTATAAAACCTATTGAAGGCCTGTGCATCGTACCTGCCTGGGTCTAGGTCTTGCAACATTTCAGAGATTAACTTATTAGGTCTGTGAGGAAAATACGCTTCTTTAATCACAGGCAATCCTAACTTCTCCATTCTTGTTTTATAACTGTCTAGAAAATTCCTGGTTAATCCTGTGAGTATTTTATCATCCTCAGTAAGCATTCCCTCAAGCCAGGGGTATTTCCCGTAATTACCTTGACTGTCGATGGAATCAAGTGCAAGGGATACTCTAACTGACTGGCTTGTTTGAGCTTTGTTTTGTGCTAGTATGTCCCAAGATTTTATATATTCCTTAGCCCCAGCCTCTGTAGCGTCCTTATTAGCTACCGCTTCTTTTAGCTGACTTTTCCAGTTTTTAATGTCCAAAAGCATTGCATCATCTGCTCCGCCTTTCATTTTACCAGCACGTTCTGTTATCTTAGCAAGCTCTTTTTCTATCTTGAATATCTCTGCTCGGTGAAAGTTATGTTTCATTTCAACAGCTGCGGCTTCATTCAGTACCCCAAACTCTTTAGAGAGCATAGTGTATTCAGATGTATGCCCTACTCTATCTGTAATATTTTTGAATATTTGCCTTCCTGCTGTAATATTATTTAACTCCGCCATATAGTAACTTAATTTTTGCACCGCAGGGCTTATCATTTTACCTGCTTTATTACCTACTGTTAATTCAGTAAGTTGGTGCGGTGACATTCCCTTAAATAAAGCTTCCCTAATTTTACCCTTTGACCCTGTAACCATTTCCCTGAAGAGAGAAGAAAACTCTTGAGCTGCCGATAGCTTAGGCGTTCCATCCTTAGCTACTTTACCCACTGTTGATACAGCTTTTTGAACATACTTTTCAGCAAATACAACTTCACCTTCTTTAATAGCTTGAGGGATTACACCAGTTTCTGCTAAATGCTTAGTGATTGAATTAACAGCCAGTTCTCCAACATTCCCCCAGATACTGGCATCAGCGTCGTCAGTATCCCCCATAAATAAAAGTACAGCACTTGCAGGTACTCCCCATTTCCTAATAGCTTTAAGGGCTGGTTTAAGTGTTTTACTTTTCTCAGGGGATACTATACCCTTACGCTGGATATACTTAGCTACTTTATTTTCTAAGTCCAGTGCTGTATCTGCCGCCATATCCTGGAAACGTAAATCACTCCCAGCAGTGTGGGCTATCTCATTAAGCTTACCTACGTCCACACTCTTTAATGCCCTAGTAGCTTTGCCGGGGAGGTCTAAAATGGTAGATAACTTCTTAGGTTTATAAAATGCCTTTGACACTTTCTGGTCACGGAGTGCATTAAGCGACCCAACGACTGGGCCTTGTGGGTCAAGAAGGGCGCGACTTTGCAGTAGGTCACTTTCTAAGTCTAGAAATGCCGTAGCTCCTTTATACGCAGCTTTCCTTAATGTAGCCTCAGTAACTTCTCCCCCAGCTGCTTCCCCTATCGCTGAGTATGCAGCTTGAGCAGCAGATGAATTACCTATAGCAGCAAATTCCCCAGACTCTACTCTCTTCGCCAAAGCTTTTTGGCTTGCCATAGCAGCTTGCTTATCTACTTCAGCTCCTGTTGTAAGCTTAGCGGCTTGTGCTATTGCGTCAAATTCCCCAACAACTCCACCTTCCATATCCTCTAAGAATACATTAGCTAATTCTCTTTTACGATTAATTATATTCCCAAAGTATTTATCAGCACTGCTTAATGCTTTGCGTGTGCTGGTGCCAAGTCCTGCTATATCTTCAGGGTGTACTTTATCAATGGCATCTTTAGTAATACTTAATACTGTTTGGGTGTTACCTTTACTGATTTCTATTCCTTGTAGTATTTTAGCAATATCTACTTTACCTAAATCCCTGGCAATTTTCCAAGATTTAACTGCCGGTCTGACAAACTTCTTTGAAAGGGACATTCCTGCAGCATCAAATGCTCCGTATCCGACAGTAGCAACTGCCCCGGCTTGAAGATTATCTACCCAGCTGTCAGACGCCGCATTAGCTCTATACCCTTCAGTCTTATGAATTGCTTTCTCTACCATATGCCCTGGGATTGTTGCCAGTGCAGAAGCGCCGAACACTTCAGCCAATGCAGGTAATGTTAGCATAACTGAACCGCCGCCGGTAAAAGGGAGGGCCGCTATGCTAGCAGCTACTGTTGCCCCAATAGCTCCAAAGGCAAGTATCTTTCCTGGAGAAGCTATCCAAGATTCTTTATCATTCTCAGCGTCTTCTCGGCGCACTGCTTCTTCGTGCCATTTGTCGTAGCCAAAGGGTTTTTTAAGTGTAGACATCCCCCAAGTATTACTTTCTCGGTAATACTTGTTAGAGCTAGTTGCTATTGTATTCCCTTTTTTATCCTTGATACCAGCATACATAGTACTCCCTAGCTGGTTTACCACTTCGTAAGGGGACATATTGACAGTTTCCGGGGACTGCAATGCAGTCCGTAAAGCTGTTGAAAGGTTTTGGGCAAATCCTTTCATTGGGTGATTGTCAGGAATATTAGCGTCCACAGCTGCAGATTTCCTAGCATACTTATTATACCTAGGGAGTCTATTACTTGGGCTAAGTGTTTGAGTATAGCTAGCTGCTATTTTGTCGATGTCTTCAGGCTTTGCTAGTAATTTATATCTAGCAGCTTGCGCTTTTACTGCTGCTATACGGTCGGCCTTAAATGCGGCAATTCCGTCAGCTTGTATGCTATCGAGCAAATTCATAATAATTCCCTTTACTAAAAGTTAATATCTGCTATGTCAAGTTCTCTTTGCCGTTCTTGCTCTAAGCCTAGTTGTTGTAACCTTTTATCATTTTCTTTGTTAGCCTCTAATAGTTCAGTGATGTCAAACGCACTTGTTTCATTTGCTTCTAGCCCAACAATTGAATTATATTCTTCTTTAGTTAAACCTCTTGCTGGTTTGCTTTTTTTACTTGATTTTCTAGGTGGTAAATTAACTCCTCTTCTTGCTCTCCTATCAGCATACTGTAATGATATCTTTTTTGAATCAGCATCTAAATTAGCTGCCCTACCTATCCCCCGATAGTATTCCTTTCTTGAATCTACTTGCGCCATCTTAGGTTTATTAGCTAGTGCTTGGCGTTCCAGTTCCCCTTTATTCATAAGAGCTCTTTCTAGCATAGATGCTCTACCTTTGGCATTTATCCAAGACAGCTCATTCTTTTTTCTAAGAGTTGATTCTAACTGCATATCAGTTCTTTTGTTTTTTTCTTTCTGCTTATAAGTTCCTTTCATTTCTTTTTCATAATTCTGGCGAAGGCTCCTAAGTGCACTTGAACGTTCTGCACTATTATACCATTGCTTATCAGTCATTCCGTGTTTGAACATACTACCTCCTATTTAATTAGCACAAAAAACATAAGATATAACATTAAATTTATCAAGTGTGTGCCCAGCTTGTGTATACTCTAGTATTTTTTGCTTATAAAATTTACACATAATATTATATACGTCAGTATATCTTTCTTTCCCGTTAATGTACAAAAATTGCTGGTTTGTTTCAACATCACCTAATGACATTCTTTCCCAATTTATGTAACTATTAGTTTTACTAATACCTGAAGTAAAAAACAAAACGTGAAAGTCATTAAGCGCTATGTCATCTATTTGCTGCATAATAAAATTATTACGCAACCATCCTAATGCAGTCTGGTAGTTGGCACTAGTATCCCCTTTATAGTTTATATTAAATACTAAATTATTACATTCATTAGGAGCATTAACTCTGATACCAAGTGAGTAATCAAATGCAGTTGATTGACCATTTGGTCTAGGTAAAAAAATAGGGTAACCTTGGTCGTGTTGACTACTTGCTTCAGGAGGTAAAGCTAGTTTGCAACAAAATGTACTACCTTTTTCTGTGTCAGTACTTCGCCCACTAATATTAGTATACCCATACCCAGCTATCCCTGGGATAACGTAAAAAGGAGAATCATTATGCGTTTCTGTGTGGTGCCATACAGCTGGAGCAATGCATCTATCGGGTATTTTAGGTGTAAAAGTAGGTATGCCTGGGATACTCCCAGATAAAGAACCTTCTCCTCACCAATCTGTCCAATGGTAGTTACCTACATCTGTCGATTCATTTTTACTTGTTTTTACCAGATAACCACTTAAAGCAGAGCAGTATCCAGTAGTTTGTTGTGTCCAGGTAGTGCAGTAAGGTAAAATAAACCCAAAATTTTGACTAGTACTAATATAGTGCTGGTTAAGGTATCCTATCTCAAAATCACCACAGTTAACAGGATGATTTACTGTGATTTTTGCATTACTCGAATATGCTCCCTGCTTAAAAGGGTAATCAACGTAAACCCAAGTATTATGCACTAATCTAGTAGTAGCATTTCCCCTCGGAGTTACTGACCAATACCCACCTTCATTTGGGGTAGCCCAATTTTCATCAATAGTAGCTAGGCTAATGTCAGGTAGTATATTATCAGCAACAAAGAATACACCAGTAGAACTAGGGTAACAGTATTTAGCATTACTTGTATTACCGTTAGATATATCAGGAATGATTTTAGATATGTACTTATATTCCCCAATACGTTTACTTATTCGAATGTTGAATGATAACGCATACTTTTTTCGTTGGTCAGGCAGCGTACTACCTGACTCCCAAGTTTGAACTTTAACTTTCCTAGGAGATGCACTTATTATACAATTAGTATTTGCTGTTATTGCATCTACTTGCTCCGGTAATGGTGGCACATTTTCTAATTTACCCACTACAGTAGAGTAAGAAATACTTTTTGTCGCTTCTTTTACTACAGCAGTTAACCCTTCAGTCGTTAAAAATAGTTTAGTTTCCTTAACTCCACAGGTATAGATAGTCGGAGTTTGATTTTTTTGCTCACCGTAAGCATACTGGAATACCCCATTTTCACTAGGTAATGCTTGTTTGTCTAAGCAAATGTGAGTTCCACTAGCTAATTTAGAATCGCAGTAAAAAATATCATCTCCTCGTACATAGCGAATTGGCGTAGATATTTCTTCTTCTAAAGGTGTGTATGAGGACAACTCATCTTCATCTTCCTTAACATACGGAATTGGTGTAGTTTCACTGCAAACAAAATATTTATATACTGGTAATCTATTCCAAGAGTTAGTAAGAAGGCTATTCAAGTAAGGGGTGTAGTCTTTAGTTTTATCGTACTCCCAAATAAGTAAATCAGCTGATACAGCAAAACGTCTTTCTTGCTGCATAAGTTCTGCTATTTTAGATTCTTGTTTTTCTTTGCCGACTAATACCCAAGTAAGCTCAGTGCCTTTACCTTCAGTTAAGAAACTTTTAATTAGAAAGATGCCTGCTTTACTTACCTGTTTTTCTACTTTCTTTTTACTCTTTTTCTCCCCATACTCAGTTGTTAAAATTACCATACATTCGCCGTGGTTTAAGTACGCGTATAAATAACAGTCGCCGAAATCCTGAGCTCTTGACATAACTTTTAAGTTATTTAATTTAGCGTCAGCTCGTAAAAGTGCGGCAAATCTGTGAGCGTGCCCGATATATCTTTGAGCAATAAATCTATTCCCTCTAATAACAACATTAGTTGTATTAACCATTTAGAGTCCCCGTTCAATTATTAGACAATCACTCTAACCTTCGTACCAGATATGTTGATTATTAGTAGTTGTTCCTGAGGTATTTCCTTTAGTCCTATCATAGCTGTAATTAGCAGAATAACCTCCAGAATAACCAAGGCTTGCTGAAACATTTGTAGACGTTAACGCACTAGATATAACTTGAGCCAAAACAGATGCACCAAGTTTAGCCCCGTCTTGCGCCAATTCAGCTTGCTTAAGGCTAGCTTGGAAGGCTTCACTAGCTTGTTCTAATTGTATTTTAGTTTTTGATTCAGCTTCTAATAAACGACCTTTAAAATTTTCTACATTAGTTTGCTCTTCTACTAATGCTATTTTGCCCTGAGCTAGTTGAACGTCTAGTTCTCCTGAATTAGCTGTCATTTGGAGTTTAGCTCTAGTGATACTTTCTTCTACAGCAGCTTTATACCCTTCTAGTGATTTAGTAAATTCAGCTAATACTGCTTTGTTTTCTCCTACTATTGCATTTGCAACAGCAACTTCGCCTTGGATAGCAGCTGCTTCCCCATTAACTAAAGCTTCATAGCCCTTAACTTGAGCAGTATACCCAGCTACTTTAGCTGCTTCTGCGTCAACAGCTGCTTTATACGCATCTACTTTAAGTGCTTCGAGTTTTCCTAAAGTTGCAGTAACTTCTACATCTCCTTTATATATATCAGCTCTTGCTTTTTCCAGCTGCATTTGACCAAGAGCTCCTTGCATTTCAGCATTAAATAAGCTAACCTCTAGTTCTTTAGCCTTTGCGTCAGCTAAGTACGCTTGGATATCAGCTGTATACATTGTCGCCATATCTTTATTAACAGCTGTCATAGCAACTGCATTTTGCACCTGACTTTCAAATATATCAGCCTTAATTTTTTCCGCCCCAGCTTGTGCTGAATACGCTTGTATTTCTCCAATGTACTTATCTATTTTAGCTTTTTCAAATGATTGAGCAGCTATAGCTCCTTGCATTTCAGTTGCATACAGCGAGGCTTTACTTTTATTGCCCTCTAGTTCAGCTGTGTAAGCTTGTATTTCAGCTATGTACGCATCGATATCGAGTTTTTTAATATCTCCCTCAATCTTAGCTGCATTCATTTGTTGAGTAAATATATCAGCTTTGATTTTACTGCTCTCTAAGGTAGCAATATATCCTTGAACTTCTGCTAAAAATTGGTCCATCAACTGTTTATTGATTTGTGTTTCTGCTAATGTACCTTGTATCTGAGAATTATATATTTTAGCGGTAGTTTCTAACCCCTGTAACTTAGTTGAGTAAGCTTGTATTTTTGCTAAGTATGTATTGACTTTCGACTTATTGATTTCTTCAGCTATACTAGCTCCTTGCATTTGTCCTAAGTATACTTGAATCTCAGAGTTAGCGGCATTTACTTCAGCTACGTATGCTTGTACTTCTGCTTGGAATCCCGCAATAATTGAGTTATTTATACTAGCCTGAACAGAAGCTCCTTGCATCTGAGAATTATATATGTCAGCTTTTGTTTTGTTCCCATTAAGTTCTGCAATGTATAAGTTAATTTCCAATTCTTTTAAGTTAGCTTGTGTTTTAACTGCCTCCATTTGGGCAGCATATATCTGAGACTGGGTTAACTGTGCTTTAATCCTAGTATCAAAAACAGTAGCTTGTGTTTTATATGCATCTAGCTTCATATTGTATTCAGTTACAAAAGCATTGTACAAGTGGATACTAGCCTCGACCGCATATTTAGCTGACTCGAATGCCCTTTGTCTTACGGAATTAGTGTACTGAAGAACTTCATTTTCCCGCTCTAACCCTGCGGTTATAGTATCTTTAAGATTCTGGTAAGTTAATTCAGCTTGTTTTACTACAATATCTCTGTTTAAATCATTAAGTGAATTTGTAAATTTTCTATCAAGTTCACTTAATCTAGCTTGTACTGCACCAGTAGGTAACTTAAATCCTCGGCTAGCAAAAGTATCCATTACTTGAGCATACTGGATGCCTCGCTCTTCGTCAAGTCTACCCCGCGAACGAGCCCATATAGCATCCTCTACTTCAGGAGCAAGTCCAGTTCCTCCATTTACAATACTGTCTAATATCTTAGCTGTTAATTCATCACCTAGCAAAGATGAATACACTTCTTCATTGTACAAAAATTCAGTGGTAGGTGGCGTAATATCTGTTTCCGGCAATACTTCATTAAATGTTAAGTAATCTAATTCAGGAGCATCTGGGATAATCACATTTAACCCACTAGGTTTAACAGGGTCAGTAAGTACCGGAGCATTGGGTAAAGATATTTCTGGTGTAGCTGGTCGTGCACCAAGTTTAGCAGGTAATTCTATTGAAGGAGCTGTAGGTAATGTTATATCATTTAATACAGGAGCTGCTTCAGTAAATTCATCTACACTAATATTAGGTGCAGTTGGAACTGTAATACTGTTTAATGTTGGACTACTTGGTAAAGAAGAATTAACTTCAATATCAGGAGCTGTAGGTATCGTTACAGTACCTGCAGTAGGCCTTCCGCTTGGCGCAGCTGGTGTTGCTAATTCTGGAGCTGTGGGTGGAGTAACTGTCCTCATTGCATCTGCAACTGGTGCACGGGGTAACTGAATAACAGGTGCTGACACTCCAGGAATAGGCAAAAAATTAGGACGAGTTGGCTTACCACTACTAGCTGGTAGATTAGGGCGAGATGGCGATGTAGGGGTATTAAGTATAGGGCTACCAGGCACAGATGGCATTGTAATCACAGGAGACGTAGGAGCTGAATACCCTGAAGTTCCTATATCAAAAGGGGATATTGTCCCTTTAACTGCGGGAACAGTTGCTAATTGAGGAATATTAGGCAATGTTACATTAGCTGGAGTTACCGTTCCTGGAAGAGAAAATCCACTAGATATGTTATTACTTAAAGGAGAAACGTGAGGGTACTGAACAGGCTGTAAAGGCTGAACTCGTGCTCCATAGCCAGATAACTGGTTGACTAATCTAGTTAAAGATCGCTGCATAGTTGCTACAGACTGTAGTGTACTAGTGAATTTCGTACTAACTAGTGTGCTATTTAATTCAGTAGGGGAAGCATCTGACATTATAAACTCCTATGCCTAGTAAGAGGTACAAATAAAATTCCAAGATAATCAATACTAAAATCAGCTCCAAGAATATTTTCAATAACAAAATGCCAATCAGTACCTGAATACCTACGGTTACCTGGAAATGATTTTCCTTTTTCTTTTTGCATTGTACTATGCACAGTACCTGTAAAACTTCTATCTTCCCCTGCTATGCAAGTTATTGTTAAATCTCCGTCAGCTTCTAGACGTAAATATCCTCTTCTAATCCGTTTACTATTTTTAACTCCGTAATCCATAACAGGCGTTACTACGGTCGCTGTGATTGGAGTTCCATTATCTGTATCTGAATTATCGATTTTGTACAGACCACTAGCACCTCCAAAATACTTAGCATTTGGAGCTAACGAAGTAATATCCCACCCCATAACTTGAGTAAGCCCGCCATTCTTGCAGTTTAATTTTAAGATAATATTTCCCACTATGGTCTCCTATACTTAATAACCCAACCATCATAATCACTAGACTCACAAATTATCTGGCCAAGTATCCTACACTCACCTAAAAGTGTTGCAATATTTTCTTGTTTTGATACTATGTTCCCAGTTACAAAAGGTAAAGTATACTCTAAATCCCAAACCTCTCCAGAAATTGCAGTTATTTTCCCTTTAGGCTTTTTAATACTTTGGGATAAAGTAATAACTGTTCCTTGGACAGTGAGTATATTTCCATTTACTAAAGGGGAAGTACTACTTATTGTTAATACTTTAGGTATATCAGCTGACATACTTCCTTTAATCCTAGGAGTACGCCCTAATAACTTACCAACTTGACCTACGGATATTGCCCAGTTAATCTCTAATTCAGGTGCACCCCCATTTAATGTACTCCCACAATAACTATTTCCTTTTACAGCAGTAAATTTTCCTGCCATACTCGCGAGGTTACCTACACTTGCCTCCATTATTCCTGACATAAGGGCAGTTTCTAAGTAAATCGCAGAGCCAGCTTGCATAGCTCCGTAAGAAGGAGAAATACTTACTTGCACTGAAGATACTTCAGGAATAATAGCAGTGCAGTTACCTTGCACTCGTGGTACTTTCCCAGCAGTTATTGCGCCAGTTACTGAAGTACCTATTACAGGAATAAACTCTCCTACCAGAGAAGCAAGTGACCCTGGAGTACCCGCCATAGCGCCAATAGCTGGCAAGCATTCTAGACTAATGCCAGCACCTACTGATAAATCCCCAGAACAAATTGGAATTTCAATCTTAACTGAAGCTAAATCTCCAATGGATGCAGACATACCACCTAAGCAAGGTAACGCCTCAGTAAATAGTGAGCTACCTGTTATTGCATTACCTACGACAGAAGGGATTTTTACCTGCATAGTAGAAGCAGGAGATGCTGTGCAGAATCCAGTAACCGGTAAAATCTCTCCAGTTATTGTTCCTATACTGTATTGAACTATTTCTCCCTCAACTGAAATTTGTTCTCCGCATAACTTACTTGCTCCATGAATTTCCCCAGTCGGTAAAGGAATTTCATAGCTGATAGTAGCGGTAGATATTCCTTCCTCGCAAATGTTACCTCCGACAGTAGGAATATTTCCTGCCATTGTACCTGAGTTATCATTACTGCCAGTAATCGGGGCATACCCAGTAGGAGATGAATACGTTAAATCTTCAGGTAATGTTACTAAAGTACACCTATCTAATCCGAATGTACTATATTGTGTGCCAGAAAAAGCTGGGATATACCCACTTGGAATTGACGTAAATGCTGGGTTCGTTCCTGCTACTGGGTCAGCGTTACCAACCCACGTACCATTTACCGAGTAGTAAAGCTTACCAGCTCCTGCGTCGTAAGCTACACCAATTACACAATCAGCATCACTAGGTATAGTACATAAAGCTGTTCCAACGTCGTTATTATACTTATCCCCGTCGCTACCTAAAGCGTATGTATTTGCTGTCTCTCCTATTTCTTCCTCTGCAGGAGTGTATGTTTCAGGTGCTATACCGAATCTATGCTTAATACCACTGTCATCCGGAATGTAAGCTGAGTATTCCCAGTAGTATTTACTCCCTCCTGTTGTTATGTCAGCTACGCAAGCACTTATTGAATTACCAGACTTCATAGTAAGTCCAGCATCCTCAAATGTTGCTGCATATGCAGTATTTTCGTTCCAAGTAGCTGGTAATACAGCTATCTCGGAAAGAACATCAGTAAATGAACTAAACCCGTTAGGTATAGTGTAACTGAATGCGGTTGCTCCAAAGTTGGCGGTAAGTTCACTTCCATTTTCTAGTGATACAGCAGGGTACCAGAACGCACCATTATATGGTGAATGAACTGCACCTGTCCCAGCAACGGGGTCTCCTTCCCAAACGCCATTAACAGCATACCATAGTTTTTCATTAACTGTGTCTACTGCTATACTTACAATATCTCCAGCAGTGTACTCTAGCGTGGCATAGTGAGAACCATTCCCATTATAATAGGTATACCCATCTCCATCAAGAGAATGGTCATCTGTGGAATCACCTAGTAAAGAAGTTAATACAAAATCCGACGTAGCAACTCCTATTGTAATCAAATCAGGTGTAACTATTGAGTCGATAGTTATTTCGCAATACCATTTACTCGCTTTAGCGTACCCAACAGCTCTGACTGACGCAGTATTTTCCGTCGTATTACTAGCTGTTAAATCTCCATTACTAAGAGTAAGGTCAGCTGCTTTGTCTGATGGATTCCAGGTTACGGACATACTAAACCTCAGCCCCTAGTCTCCTAGGGGCATTTGCATTAAATTAACTTAGTTAACCGGAAGAATAAACTCTGCTGAATCTACAGTAGTTGTTGCTCCACTAGTAATAGACGTACTAACTACAAGCATATCAGCATTACTTGTGCCTACAGTACCGTCAAACCGGATAGCAGTAGTACTTGCGCCAGTAGTTTCATTACTATCGTAGAACCTAAACCACGACGCTACTCCAGTAGCCGCCCCAACACCTGACCAAACTTCATTCGCCTTTACAACTGTCCCGTTAGCCACTGCGCCAAAACTTAATCCAGTAGCTCCACTATCAACTGAAATAGTTAACAGTAAAGTCCCTGCTCCTTCGTCCTGGTCAGCGTCAGTTGGAATAGTACCTGAGAATATCTTAAGGAACCCTAACGTCATAGCTCCTTTAAATCCTGTGCTATCCATCATAGCATTTCGTAAACCAGTGCTAAACCGATAAGCCATTATGCAACCTCCTAATTATTGATTACAACAGTATAAACATTATTTACCATACTAGCACTACCTGAAGTACCATATGGCAATACTAACCTACCTTTTACAATATCTGTAACACCTTCCTCAGTGCATAAGTATATACCATCTCGAGCAGTATATACTCCAACTTTGCCTGGGTAAGTATTCCCTAAAATTATTGGGCTTTCTGCCACTAAACCAGTGCCGTGGATAGGAGAAGACGCTAATACTTCAGTGTGCTTACATTCTCCCATAATATCCCCAGTGACAGAATACACCCCAGTTGTAGTGCCATAATACAGTTTATCCTCAAGTCCTAGTAACATAATAACTTCACCTTCGCACATAATGAAGTTAGTTGCTAAATTAGTACCTAAGTAATTACCTGCTTCAGTAAACCAAATAGCATCCTCTACTCCGTAAAATATCCGACCCTTATAGTAAGTCATACAAGAACACGGGTATACCGGAGCTAATTCGGTGACTGTAGTTGGACCAGTCTGAGGTTTAGGTGCCCAGATATAACTTTGTTCACCAACTATAAATCCGTTAACTATTCCATTGTTATAAAATAGCTTATCACCTACTTCCAAAAACCACATAGGTCTGATACCTACAGCATCTCTAATCGTACAAGTAAGTAAACCATTCACATAGCAAACTAAATTACCGTTAACAACAGCAAGTAACTTATTGCCCCACTGATATTCTGCCGTAGTAATTCCCGGAGCTACAAGACTACACCCAGTCCTTCTGCTTATTCTTTCTGAGTCTGTGATATCGACATTGATAGCTGACTTAAGATAACTGCATCCATCTTCTTGAGAATACGGAAGCGTAGCAGAGTCTACTGTGCTATGGAGGCCTAAGCTTTTTTTGAATACAATTACTTCTTTCATCATACACTCCAAAAACCGCTAAGCCTATGAACTGAATGCCTGGCAGTGTAATTTCTGTAATCTTTAAGACCTTTGAAAAATCTGGCGGCAAAAAACCCAGTATTAGGTTTGCCCTCACCATCTGCCATTTCAAGCCCATCTTCAAGTTCACCGAAGCATTGAGCAACAACACCACAAACTAATAGATTGTAATGGAGACCTGCTGGGCACCAACTGATATCATTAGTAACTGACGGAACAGGAGGAGTAGTGTAATAAATGATACTTAAAGCCTGGGCATCATCACATACTTTCTGCGTCCAAAGCATATAATCCTCAAAAGCCACTGCTTCAATATCACCGACCTCATCGAAACTGGGGTAATCTGCGAAGAGCAACTCAAGATTATCGTACACTTTTACAAACTTACTTGTAGTAGAATTCCACACTTTACTGCAGTATAACGGAGCAAAATCAGAGAGGCTATCTTTAATATTAGTGCTAGTATCAGTTGCATTTATTGTAACAGTCCCAACTTTTTTGGCGCTCGGTATGCGAACTAGACTACCAATACTAAAAACAATCTGGTCTAAAATAGCAGGTAACTCAACAGCTGTATACGCGCCATCTTGGACTATCTCTTCACAACTCGTTATTATTTCACTTACTAACATAACTACTCCTACTGCTCAAGATTAACTACCGATTAGATAGGCAACCTTTAGGATTTACTGTACCGGCACGTAACTACCAAGAATGTGCACTCGCGCCTGCCCAGCTGTGATTGTCCCGCTACTTGCAAGAGACGCATAAACAACTGGCACATCAGCATTAGCACAGGCAATGGCAATATCACCATCTTTACCAGCCGCCTTTGCAGTAACGAATGCGCCAGTCCCCGGGAAACTTACTCCAATAGATGCAATACCGGCTGATGTAGCCGAGGTAACGTATAAATCATCATCACTAGCTGTAACAGTATCCCCGTCAGTGGCATCATTTGTAGCAATAGTTCCACTACCCAACTTGAAAGTAATAGTACCTCCAGTAAAGCCTTCAATAGTTTCCACGCAAACAGACTGAGGAACGAATATCTGGTAGCGGGCATTCTCAGGAAATGAAAATAACACAGCCTCTGCCCCAGCGGCAGCTGAATCAATGATGCCAGAAGTCATCCAAAACGGATTGCTTAAAGTGTTTGTACGAAGGTCTTGCCTACGTAAGTCTAACATACCCATAACTTAATCTCCTTATTTAGAGTGTGCGTCCAATTATTGAACGCGCACTCTTAATGTAATACACTGTAAAAAGCAAATACTTCACAAGTAATCTCAGCTGATGAATCACCAATAGCTGACGTAATGGTAACTGCCCCAGTTTTGTCAAACCAGTACCCCTCGGAAAATTCCGCTGACCCACCAGACGCTCGGGAAATCCCAGCGGTATCAGGGGCGATGTATGCACTGGTAAGCAACCCATCTGTATCAGTCACAGGCCCATCAATACCGACTGTAAGCGTACCAGTCGACCCTGACGAATACGGGGTAATTACTGAGATAAACGCATCAATTAAGAAAGCCTTGTTCGGCAATCTGATAACATTATGAGTCCCATCTGCAGGAGCCATAATAACTTTACTTCGAGCCAACCGGATATTATCCGCTGACGCATTAGCATAATAGTCCATAATTACCCCCTACCTTAAGATAACGGAGTGGCAAAACAAGAACCAGTAATCAGCCCGTAATCCCGTACTGCCGAAGAACCAGGAGTTACAAATCCCGGCTTAGTCATACCAAAGATACCACCACCTCTAACCATAACAAAACGCAAGGCATCTTTATGGTAAGGCACAAATGACATCGTACTGGATTTAGACTCACCAGCTCCGCCCCAACCAAACACACCAGCCTGCTTGCCAAGCAACACACAACGGTAGACATTATCCTGAACCATAGGCAACCGTTCACTCTTGGTAATCAGCATACCATTATACTCAATCTCCACATTCGGCATTTGCAGCTTATTCGCCGACCGCAGCATATCACCCCACTGCCCAACATTGGTATTCTCACGAAGATTGTCAAAGGCGTAATTATGTAGGTAAACTCGGTAGTAGTTCTTACCACCTTTAGTCAAAGGTCGCACTTTAAATGCGCCATTCGTAGGTAACTCAGCCCGCTGCTTAAGCCGGTCAAGGTAACTAAGGTCAATGACATCTGCACTGGTCATTGCAGTTTCAGTCTTATCGTTAACTGTAACAAAATGGTCAGCGTCAGGTTCTCTGATTTCATTCCCAAACACTTCGCCGGCAATACGGTAAGAACTATTCCCAGCCAAGTTATTCATCACAAAATCAGAAAGTTTTGTAATCCACCACTCCTGAAGCCCTTCCTTACCTTCTTTCATAAGGTCGTAAGGGATACGCTGTTCATCCATTTTACCACCAGTATCCACTGCGTGGTTCAGCTCTTCGATGGTCATTTTGAAGTTGCGGAAACGCAAAGCCTCTTCGTTCCCTTCAACTGTCTTATCGCCAACAATACCAGCGCCATTCAACGGGAGCCGGATGCCGAAAGTAATCTGGTCGCCCTCGCCCTTACCCAGGTCATTCTTTAATTCCACTATGGAATCACTGCCAGTTCCAATAAGTTCATTGAACTCCATATTGGGCAGTATGTATTTGTATAAATCTCTTGCCCAACGTTTCCTGGTTAAAGGATTGTCTGTTAAAAATCTAGTCTCAGCCATTGTAAATCTCCTTTACTTTAAGATACCTTGAAGATACTTTTCATAAATATCCCCTGGCACTTTATTAAGTTCGCTTTCCGGAAGTCTGTCTATCCTATCTGCAGTCCAACCACCACCTTTACCTCCACCGCTGCCTCCCATATCTTGGATACTCGAAGCGGCTGAATTCCCAAGGGTTTTATCCAATTGGGCTTTGCTATCTTCTTTCCCCTTAGTAGGTGCGGTAGCATACTTGGGATGGTGAGCTTTGATGATACCGTACAAGTATTTGTACGGATTAGCTCTACTCCAAACATCGACTTCTAACTCTAACATCACTTCATCTATATCGCCACCTTGTGCTTCGACGATAGTATTTGCCGCTGTTTCAATTACTGTGTCCACATTAGCTTTACTGCATACTTCAGCTATGTCACTGTATTTATTCATCTCAGACATCTGGTCTACCAACAACTCCAATTGCGCTCCACGCTGCTCTCCAATGGCGCCAAGTGTATTTTGAAGTTGCTCAACACGACTCAGTTTAACTCCTTCTCCTCCCTCCCCTTCGTCAAGGTCAGCATCCAAATCAGCATCATTAACTACTCGACCTACTTTAGCTCGGAGAGTTGCATTCTCTCGGCGAGTAGCCCTGAGCATTTGCCGCAATTCTTCTTGGTCTTCTTTCAGCTTATCTAATTCAGATATCTCTGGGTTACTAACTTCACCACTTTCGCCCTCAGTACTACCAACTTCACCAGTACCGGCTCCGCTATTTGCATCAGTAGATTCAGTATCAGTATCTCCACTTTCGTCAGAGGCATCTCCCTCTGTCCCAGTGCTAGCTCCTTCTGTTCCAGTATCTTGATTTTCTTCTGTATTTCCTTCACCTTCAATCTCTTCCATTGTGTCTGCTAAAGTTCCCATTACTTATTCCCCTCACTATTAGAGTTTTTATTTTTTGCAGCTTGAAGCTTCGCTTCTACCTCTGCATCTTTCCGAGCTTCCTCGGCTTCCATCATAGCTTGATACGCTTCCCTGACCCTTTGTTTCACTGAGAAAGGCGCACTAGTGTACTCAAGAATAATATCTGGCGGTATCATTCCAGGATTATTGTGATTCAAATCTGTAAGTACTTGTGCAATCTGCATCCTGATTGTAGGACTTTCATCTACTTCATCAATAACAAAATCAAACTCACTAGAAGTAATATCATTAAATCCCTGGTTTTGCGGATTTGTTTCAGAATTAACTTTTGTGAGATATACTCCTTTTTCTCCTTCAATCCTTACCGCTGTCTCATAAGTAACATACTGCTGAATCATCGCCAGTAATTTCTTATTCCCTTCAATCCTAGCATTCTGGTAATTGTCAAACAGTACATATATAACAACAAGACCTGACTGTTGCCGTAACTGAACGCTAACCCCGGCTTCCCTAGATGACTGCTGTTTTCCCATTAAGTCATCTTGAATCCCACTAACATCTTTAATACTTTGAGCAAACGTCATATCTAACTGCCCATATAACGGCGAAATCCCAGGTTGTGTTTCAAAGTTATACCGGCCCATACCACCTTGGGTTAACTCCAGGTGGAAATTAGGTTCACTCCCTCTTTGCTCATACTCTTCAATATTAAGAATAGTTCCCGCTTCGTGTACCAGTATACCTTTGGGCAACGTCTGGAGTAAATGAACTAATTGCCTCCTGATAGTATTCAATGCGCGCTGTGGGTCTTTAGCCATTTTAACGGCCCCAAACAGCGCATTAGTATCATCATCTCTATACCCGGTGTACAGCACGCAAGGAAATCCAACTTTATCAATCCCGTGCTGAAGATATGGCGTTATACCTCCAGCAAGTATTCTAACCCCGTCAAGTATAGCATAGCGCATTACATCTATTTTACTAGGGACAGGCTGTATTTCATCTACTGATTTAATCTGTAACTTACTTCCGTCTCCAAGTTGAATACCCTCCAGCAACTGCTCCACAAACAACTTAAATTTATCAGGGAATAACCAGTCAGGCTTCCCACTCATAGGACTAATAAACCAGATTACCTTTTCTTTACTCTTATACCAAAACTCGACAAGTCTAAACTTCTTGTTAGCTTGATTAAAAAACTCCGGTTGCCCAGCTATGTTTTCAGGATACTGGTCAATCGGCCCTTCAATCTCTACTGTGTCCCTGTACTCCTCTTCATTTATCCACTTGTCAATGTAAATATACCTTGCGTCAGATAAGTCATTTTCAATACAATCTGGGTCAATACCAAACTGCCATCCTGGAATACGCTTGGCTTTCGGCGTAGGCTTAAAGGGATTATTTTTATCTATCCAGAAGTATAAAAGAGACCGGCCCGATTTAACAGTATGACCAAAACAATCTTGCTCTTTATTTTTCAATTTAAGTTCTTTACGGTAATGCTTAAATACCCCATTCATTAACTCTGCAATAGGTTCATCTTCAGCTCCTACGGGAAGTATTTGACCATCAGTCCTGGACTGGGCGGCAATCCCTACCAGCATATCTATCTTCGGCTTAATCTCATTAAACACTGTATCAGGCCGCATTTGCTCCCGTAAGATAGCCTTAACTTCCTCAGTATCCTGGTCGCCGGCATAGAACTGGTAATCTTCCCTAGCTGTCTTACGCCATTCAGTTTCGGGTAAACTATTCTCACAGTCATTAATTCGTTCTATAATCTGTTCTAAGGTCAATTCCATATTAAGCTACCATCCAATTTCTAGTGGCGTTAGGGTTCCCAAACTTTCTTTTCTTTTTCTTATCTCTAAATACTAGAGTAGCTATGTTACTAAAGTACTCCGTGAGGCACAGGGCATCAGCTATGTTAGGCGACTCAATCCCTTTAGACTTAAGGAACTTCTTGCTATCTACCACTATACCGCCGTGGGCATTGAAGTCATAACCGACGCTAGCAAGCTCATTGCACAATTCATCTCCAAGGGCCCCACCTGGAAAAGAATACCTACCTTTCATGCAATTATCCTTAACTCGGCCCCAGAGCTCATCCCGAAGTCTATTATACTTTTTAATATCACTGGAACTATTAGCTACGTTTATCCCAAAAGTGCTAAAGCTATTGTGCTTCATCAACCAATCAGTTACTCCGGCACCTACTCCAATCTCATCAATAGCCACTCCGACGGCGCCAAGCTCCACCCCTTTCATCTGTATCTCGCCGCCAAGAGCTATAGTGTTCAAGTGGTGGTAAGTATACCAGGGGTAAATCTTAAAACCTTTCCTTGGTAAAATAACGCTGTCATCACTACCGTACCGAGCTACGTCAACGCCCAAGTACAATGGGTCATCAGCATCAACACTGACTTCATTGTCAACACACTGCATCGCCCAGTCCAGTGGAATAAGCTTATCACTGTCCCCGTGGGGAGGATTACCCGCTACTCGAACAGCAAAGATACTTGAATCTTCGCCGTACTTACTGGCAAAATACTCAATCATATCCTTGGTTACATTCTCAGACTCCCTAGAGTCCCAGTGCAATCTAAACCAGTTCTTCTTTAATTCACTGTGAAAATGAGTATCATAGAAGTACCCACTGGTCTTAGTCATATTCCCAATCATCAGGCATTTGTTATCCTCCTGAGTCATAGCACCCTCAAGAGGAATATACACTGGGTCAGGAATACCACTGGCTTCATCGCAGACAATCAACATATGGTCTCCGTGAAAACCCGCCAATGTCTCTGCTTGTTCATCTTTAGAGGACTTAGCACTCACAGATACTGCACGTGCCCACCACTC